CTTAATCTGTGCTTTTGTTGCTTCATCAGGGACAATGAATTCCTCATCCTGAGCAAGAGCAGATGCAGCAATCACATTGAACTGGTCAAATCCAGTTCCTTTGAATTGGACACACTGCTGCTTTTTGTAGATTGCACTTACTTCCTCGTAAGATACATTGTTTCCATACCAACTATGGCAGCAACGGAAATCTCGGGAAGGAGTAATTCGGAAGTTGATAAAGTTCACTGTAGGAAAAGAATCCTTCAACGTAGAGAGAAGAATCTTTGCGTAAGTAGGGAAATGGTCATAAGCAAATGCAGGATAGATTCTTCCAGTCTTGCGGTTGCGAATGCAAGTTTTACTGTACTTAGTTTGACCAACAAAGGTTTCCTGATTGCAGTAACGTTTCTTCTCTACAGTCACAGAGTTCTGATAACCTTCACCATCAGTCAGCATCACAACATTGACTTTTTGCAGTTTGTAAGTCTGCTGGAAGTGAGGAATAAGTGCGTGAAGGAACATCAGAGTTTCACCAAGTGGAGTTCCAGACAGGTCAAGGTGAGATGGAACATGCCCACGACGATATTGGAAGGCATATGCTGCTGCCCAAATGTTTTTGAGTTGCTGTTCCAGCACAAGATTGTTCACTTTGCTGCTGAGAAGATTCATCAGTCGGAAAGAATTTTCAGGAGCAACCACACCAGGAACAAGGTCATAGATAGGTGGGTGCTCTTGCTGATATTCCATGTAGGAGTTGCAATCAAGAGTGAAAGCATAGACCTCAAAGGGAACATTAACTTTACGGCAGAACCAAACCAAGTTCAACAGTTGCTTGTAAGCATCAAGCATAAAGTTTCCCATGGAACCAGACCAATCAAGAATAAAAACCAATCCGTGATTCTTACCATCAGGAAGAACAGTTACTTTCTTGAACAGGTCTTCATTGTACTTGTAGGTATGCAGTTTCTGAGTATCGAGAACTCCAGTGCGAGAAGTATTAGAACGTGCATAAGCATCAGCAGATTTCTTACACTCAAACTCTTTTACAAGATAACTTACTTCCTTTGCCGCAGAGTTCTTGTACTTAAGATACTCTTTGGTTACACTTGCAAAGTCCTCTTGAACATATGCACCAGTAGCATAGAACTTGTTTGCTTTTTCGTGAATCCACTCATTAGGAATGATGACATTCTCAAGTTTCCAAGTAGGAAGTTCAACATAGTGAGTTTCACGACCGTTCTTGTTACTCAGGGTTTCAGATTTTTCATCGAAAGCACGTTGAGTTTTAGACTCCATCTCATCATCTTCGTTTGAACCACCTTCCATGTCAGAAGAAGTGGTGTCATTGCTGACAGAATCAGACTGTTCCTCAGAGTTTTCATCAGAATCACCAGCATCAGAAGGTTCCTGAGAACCATCATTCTCGACAGTTTCCGACTCTTCACCATCATCAGAGACTTGTCCTGGGAGAGGAGCAGATGCAATCTCTTCCTTCTTCTGTGCCTTGAGGTAAGAAACTACATCCCGAGAAAGATTCAGAACATCCTCAAAGGTTTCAGTTTGGATAGCACGAGTCAGAAACTCATTCTCTTCATCAGTGAAAGAAATGTTGTGAAACGCACCAATTTTGTAGTAAAGATTTACTCGGTCAATGAAAGTAAGAGAATCCAAATCTTCATCTTTAGTAGAGAAGAAATCTTCATTATTCAGTTCATTGTATCCATTGTAAAAGGTACGAGAAAGACCAGGATATTTTTTCTTCATCAGACGTTCTACACGAACATCTTCAAATACATTCACAAAATCTTTAGGGACTTCAGGATAATCAACAGTCCAGTCGATATTATCGGTGAAAAGGGCATGTCCGACCTCATGACCAACCAAAAGGTCATAGACCACGGCAGATGCCTTATCCCAGGCAGGGAGGGTGAGCACACGACGATTTACATCGAACATGGCAGTCGGAACTTTTTTGTTCTCAATGATGAGGTTCTCAGTTGCGAGGCACTTTGCGAGAGTACCCTTGACTTCCAGGTTGACGGACATCGTGGTTTGCTTCTGAACTCCTTATAGTATGGCATAAAAAAGGGGGGTCATCACTCCCCCCTAGTACACTAAAAAAACCGTCCACCACCAAAGACGGGTCTTGGATTCTCAAAGCTACAAAGAAACCTCAAGACAATGACAATATAACATCATATCTTGAGGTTGTCAATATTGACTGACCCGTGGTCAAGTGGTTAAAATGACTCTGTTGAGTTTGAAGATTATTCTGTATCTTCAGTTTCTTCAGAGACATTAAGTTCCTGTAGTGCTTCTAAAGCACCTTGAACTTTCAGGTAGGTTTCTTTCTTTGTATTAAATTCTTTTTCTAGGTTGAGAAGTTCTTCTCTCAATTCTCTTTCTCTCTGCTGGAGAGTAACCTTCATTTTTCTCGAATCCATAAGATTAATATTGAATAATTACGTTTTTATTTAGTCCTGTTATCAGGTCTTCATAATGTAGCAAAGTGCGTAGTATGGAGGCATATTATTGTGAGCTCCACCACTACCAGTAGCACCCCCAGTGTGTGTATGTGAACCATTGCTACCTACATTGTGAGAATGGTCGGCACTTGATGAACTTGTATTAAAGTTGTGAGCATGATTCCCCACTGCATTAATGTTAATACCAGTTCTAGTAGTGGTTGTATCTCTATATTGAGAACCAGGGTTTGCGTCTGGGTTGTTTGGACCTGTAGCACCTTGGTTATCATCAACACCCCATCTATGCTTGTGTCCTGGGTCATTGATTCCATGATTATGCCCACCAGCACCAGAAGTGCTTCCACTATGACTGTGACTTCCTCCACCAGTTCCTGTAGTATGTCCATGACTACCAGCACTACCAGTGTTATGTGAGTGACTGGGCATTTGTGCTGTAGTTAGAGTAACAGTCTCTGCACCACCCGTTGCTGATGGATTATATGAACCACCAGCACCAATAATAAATTTACCTCTTAAATCAGGAGTACTATTTTGACCATCACATAAAACCCATCCACTAGGAATATTAGAAGTTACTCCACTCCATAAAACAATTCCACCAGAGGGGAAAAAATTAATTGCATCAGCAAGTTTTGATGCGGTAACACTTTTATCTTTTATTTTAGTAGTTGTTACTGCATCAGTACCAAGAGCTGCCTCATCGACAGCTCCTGCAGAAAAGTCTGCTGATACAATTTTTCTGTCTCTTATAAGTTCTACTTCTGTCCGTGCCATAGTGTAAAGAGTTTTCTTTTATTTATCAGCTAGCTTTGATGATAAAGTTGACGGACAGATATGGGTTCAGAACAGTCAAGTTATTATGTGAACCACTATATGCTTCACTAATGTTATGACTGTGACTACCCGCAGAACCAATTGTCATTGTTGGTTCTGATACACCAGTTCTTCCTCCATGACTGTGCTGACCTTGGCTTCCAATGCTGATATTGTGCTGGTGAGCATCTTTGCGGTCTGTTTCACCACCAATGTTGTGAGTGTGAGCAGGTTGATTGTTAGTTAAGAAGTTGTGCTCGTGACCTCCAGCAGGTTCAAGGCTAATTCCAGTTCTTTCTGTAGATGTTCTATGCGATCCGTTATTTCTAAACACATCAGAACCTTTACCCTCAGCATCATGCTTTCGGTTAAGTCTTGTGTATACGTGGCTATGACCAGGGTCATTAACATTGTGTCTGTGTCTACCTTCTGTTCCAGTTACTCCAGAGTGTCCATGTTGACCACCAGCACCAACATTACCAATTAGAGAGTGTTTGTGACCACCTGCATTTCCACTATTTGCATTATGACTGTGAGCAGGTTGACTATCAATAGTATGTCTGTGGTTTCCTCCAGTGTGAGCATGGTCTGCTTGAGTACTCGTATTGTGATTATGGCTAGGTAGGTTTCCACCAGTAATTTGTACACTAGCAGCACCACCAGTACTACCAAGACTACCTCTAGTCATTGGCATTCTGTCACTGAAGTTTGGAAGTTTTCCTGCTCCACCGAATGTACTACCAAGTAAGTCGTACAATGCTGGTGCAGCACTTCTGCTAATGGTTTGTCCATTACACAAGTACCAACCAGTTGGTGTTGAAGATGATGGCCACATAACAATAGAACCAATTGGTAGTGCAAGTGGTAAATCCTTCCACTGAATTCCAGTGTTAGCATTTGCTGCTGCAACTGTTAGAACTTGACCTTCACTGCCCTTAGACTGTGCAATAGCAGTGTTATCACCAGTACCAATAAGAATTTCACCCTTGTTACCCCAATCCTGGTTTGCAATAAGTGAACCTTGACCACCAAGTGCAAGAATAAAGCAGCTCATTCCTGATATAGGTGCAGGGCTGGTATTTGAGAACTGAATCTTAGATTCAAAATTACCACCAGATACAGGAATAATGTAGTCAACACCTGCTTTTTGAACTACACCACCAAGAGAAACAATCAGGTTTGCAGGACCAATTGGTACGAATGCTGTTCCACCATCT